GGCAGCTCCACGGTCAGCAGAATGTACGGCAGCTCCACGGTCAGCGAAATGTGCGGCAGCTCCACGGTCAGCGAAATGTACGGCAGCTCCACGGTCAGCAGAATGTACGGCAGCTCCACGGTCAGCGAAATGTGCGACAGCTCCACGGTCAGCAGAATGTGCGACAGCTCCACGGTCAGCGAAATGTACGGCAGCTCCACGGTCAGCAGAATGTACGGCAGCTCCATTGCTCGTGATTATGCCAACGGGAAAATACATATATCTCCAGAAACAAACTTGAAAATAGAAACACACAGCAATCCGAAGGAGGACAAAATATGATAGTAAATCCATTTTGGGCGGGAGTAGCTGTAACGATACTGGCAGAGGTTGTTTTTATAATAATCCTTATTGTAATAGTAATTATTGTATCGATTGTATCAAGTCATAAAAAGAAGAAAGGAGGTAAGGGGTGAAAACAGAATACATAAAAATATGTGAACGCGCAGAGAAGATGGGAATCGAAAAAGGAAAAAGGATTAGTGCCTTAATGGACATCGAAAGCGCAGACTTGCATTTTAACTTAAGGCTCGATGATTGGCTTGAAGCGGATGATTTTAACTTCGCCCATGATTATTGTGGCATAAAGAACACCATCGTGAGATGTGATTATCCAGCAACGGAATTCGGACTCTTTGTTCCAAGGTTTGCCGGATGCGAAGAAAAGGAGGAAAAAGTATGACCTATCAAACATGTCCGCATTGCGGGGCAAATCTTGACCCGGAAGAGAAATGTAACTGCCAGGAGGAAGAAGCCGACACAGCAGCGCAACAAAAAATAAGTCCTGACGCCGCCAAAGCAAATCAGGACCTACCAAACCTATAACCATTATACCGACTCGAAGGGAGAAAAGCAATATGAATGAAATTAAAATAACAATCGAAGGGTTGTCGGAACTCACAGCGGCCATTCTTAAACTCGCAGGAAATGAAGTTTCCGTGAAAACGGACACTATACCGGTAGCAACGATCCCGGCAGCTCCGTTACCGTTAACACCGCCGCAGATACCTAATGTGCCACAAATTCCTGTTATGCAGAATCAACCGGCAGTACCAGTAGGGGCAACGGTCACCTTGCCAATGACCCCAATTCCGACACAGGCACAAGCGTTACCGACCACTGCCGCAACGCAGGAGTACACCATTGAGCAATTGCAGGTAGCTGCCGCAGGGCTTACCAACATGGGAAAGATGCCCCAAATTATGGGAATCCTGCAACAGTTCGGCATTCAGGCAATGACGGAACTCCCTAAAGAAAAGTACGGTGCCTTTGCTTTTGCGCTGAGGGAGGCAGGTGCACAAATCTGATGGGAAAGAAGAAAGAAGAAAGGTCCCATGCGCTGCTGTCAGCTTCCAGTGCGAAGAAGTGGCTGTATTGTACACCTTCCGCCGTACTGGAGGATAGCATTCCAGACGTAGAATCTGCTTATGCGAAAGAGGGAACCCTGGCACATAGCATCTGTGAGCTGAAGCTCTCTAGACTTTTTACGGATAGGAACATGACAGACCGGACTTATAAGAGCCGTTTAAAAAAGCTTCAATCCGATGAGCTGTATCAGCCCGAGATGGAAGGGTTTACCGACGAATATACAGATTATGTCTCTTCTATTGCATTAGGATTTCCTTCGGCGCCGTTTGTGGCGATAGAGAAGAAGCTGGACTATAGTCCTTGGGCGCCGGAAGGGTTTGGGACGGGAGACTGTATTATTATTTACGGCACTGAACTTCATGTGATTGATTTCAAATACGGAAAGGGAGTACTGGTATCTGCGGAGGGAAATCCCCAAATGGCCCTATACGGATTAGGGGCTGTCAATGAATACGGAATGCTGTTCTCGATCGAAAATGTACATTTCCATATCGTACAGCCGCGTATGTCCAATAAATCCAAATGGTCGACTACGCGAAGGGAACTCCTGGACTGGGGAGAACTGGTCGTAAAGCCAAAGGCAGCATTGGCATTTCGCGGAGAAGGAGATTACCGGCCGGCCTCTTACTGCAACGGGGATAAGGCCAACTACTGCAAAGAGGGATTCTGCAAAGCCTACGGCAGATGTAGAGCCACCGTAGAGAAGAACATGGCACTTATGGAACATGCTTTTCAGAAGGAAGAGAACCGGGCAGCACTTCCTCCGCTTATCTCATGGGAGGAAGCAGGCAAGCTTTTAAAAGAGGCACAGTTCTTGGCCGATTGGGTAAAAAAGCTGGAAGGAGCAGCACTGAATGAGCTGGTAAAGGGCGGGGAGGTACCCGGGTGGAAGATCGTGGAGGGCCGGAGCAATCGTGAAATCAATAATCCTGATGAGGCGTTCAAAGCACTGGTAGACGCCGGTTATGATGAAGCAGTGCTATATAACAAGAAACCAATTCCGCTTGGAGAGCTGGAGCATCTGGTAAACAAAGAGCATAAGCCCATTCTTGACCAGTATGTCACAAAGCCCCAAGGAAAGGCGACCTTAGCACCAGCAGATGATAGAAGGCCTGCGATGCAGTTAAAAGTAAGCGCCGAGGAAGCATTTAAGAACATAGTATAGGAGGAAAAAAGATGTCAGAAGCAATCACAATCGGACTTGTGCGGTTCAGCTATGCGCACGTATGGGAGCCTTATACACCACCTACTGGAGGCGACCCTAAATATTCAGTAACCATGCTGATACCAAAGTCAGACGCCAACACTTTAAATCTGATCATGGCAAAGATAGAGGAGGCAAAAACGGAAGGCGCATCCGCGAAATGGAGCGGAAAAATTCCGGCTATGCTGAGGCTGCCTATTTACGATGGAGACGGGCCGCGCCCTTCGGGAGAGCTTTTCGGAGAGGAGTGTCGCGGGCATTATGTATTGACAGCGAAATCTTCCAGTGCGCCCAGTGTAGTAGATGCAGGCTGCCAGCCTATCCTCAATAAGGCTGATTTCTATAGCGGCTGCTATGGTTATGCGTCTATTAACTTCTTTGCCTATAATCAAGGAAGCAACGGAGTAGGGTGCGGATTGAATCACGTCATGAAGAAGCAGGACGGGGAACCACTGGCCGGAGGTATTTCAGTAGAAGAAGCATTCAAAGCGGTAGCGGCAGCAGGAACACCATATAGCGGTGCTCAGTATGCAGGAATAGGCGCAGGGATGCCCGCCACACCGGGAGCAGCTACCATGGGCTATACTGCACCGGTTCCGGGAGTACCTCCGGTATATCAGCCGCCGCAGGGGTACGGGGCAGGAGCACAGCAGATTTATGCGCAACCAGCGCCACAAACTAATTATGCAACACCGGGGCAATCTATAGACCCGATAACGGGGAGACCCATGTTAAGCGGAGGAGTGATGGGAATAGGATGAGAACCTTACACATCGACTTAGAGACTTTTTCAGATATCGACCTAACCAAAGCCGGGCTGTACAGATATGTACAGTCCCCGGCATTTGAAATCCTGCTGTTCGCTTATTCTTATGATTATGAACCGGTAAGGATCATAGACCTTGCGGCTGGCGAAGTGATACCGAATGCCATCCTATCAGATTTATCCGACCCAAATGTGAAAAAAGTAGCCCATAATGCGGCTTTTGAGATAAATAGTTTAAAAAAATTTTATAGAACAGAAATCTATCAATGGCACTGCACAATGATTCACGCTTACTATTGTGGCTTTCCCGGTCAGCTCGGGCAGGTAGGTATGGCGTTGGGATTACCAGAGGATAAACAAAAGATGGCAGTCGGCAGGCAACTTATCCGATACTTTTGCATACCCTGCAATCCTACGAAGTCCAATTATGGAAGGACTAGGAATTACTGGTATCACGACAAGGCGAAATGGAAGCTTTTTAAGTCCTATTGCATCCGGGATGTAGAAACAGAAATGGAAATACATAAAATTCTGGAAAGGCATCCTTTCCCTGAGGAGGAACACTTTCACTGGGTGTTAGACCAGCTCATCAACGAAAACGGAGTGAAGGTAGATGAAGAGCTGATAAAAGGAGCACTCTCTATCAGTGAACAGATTAAGGATGAATTATCCGGCAAAGCAAAAAATCTTACTGGTCTGGATAATCCCAATAGTGTTTCACAGTTAAAGCAATGGATCGCAGACAACTCGGAACTGGAACTGGAAAGCTTAAATAAACAGACAGTGGCGGAAGTATTAGCGGATAAGGATGAAAAACAACTGATTAAGGAAGTGCTCAAGATCAGGCAGGAGCTGGGAAAGACTTCTGTAAAAAAATATGAAGCTATGGATAAGTGCATGTGTGAGAATGGGCGCATCCGAGGGCTGTTGCAGTTCTACGGCGCGAATCGGACCGGACGCTGGGCGGGGAGGCTGGTGCAAGTGCAGAACCTTCCCCGGAACTACCTGGGTACTCTTGACATCGCCAGAGAGCTGGTAAAGAGACAACAGACGGAAGTGATCAGGATCCTTTACGGGAATATACCCGACACACTATCTCAGCTCATCCGTACCGCTTTCATTCCAGAAAAAGGGAAGCAGTTCTTTGTAGCCGATTTTTCCGCTATCGAAGCACGGGTATTGTCCTGGTTAGCCGGTGAACAGTGGCGCATGGACGTGTTCCGTACACACGGAAAGATTTATGAGGCCTCCGCTTCTACCATGTTCGGAGTGCCGGTAGAGAAAATAAGCAAGGGCAATCCGGAATACGGACTGCGCGCGAAGGGAAAGATCGCGGAACTGGCACTGGGATATCAAGGCGGGAAGGGCTCTTTGATTTCTATGGGAGCACTGAATATGGGACTTACAGAAGAAGAGCTCCCGGATATTGTGAAAAGATGGAGAGGGAGCAATCAGCGTATCGTCGACTTCTGGTATGCAGTGGAACGCTATGCGCTGGAGACCGTGCAATATGGCGTAGTCAATTATATGCCCTGCGGCATCTGCTTTGACCGGGACGAGGATTATCTCATCATACGCCTGCTGAGTGGACGCTGCTTATACTATTACCGGCCGGAAATCCGGCTGAACGATCTTGGCAGGGACGCGATTCACTTTAGGGGAGTAGACCAGAAAACAAAGAAGTGGGGATATATCTCTACTTACGGAGGTAAGCTGACGGAGAATATTGTACAGGCGGTAGCGCGAGATATCTTAGCCAATGCACTGATGAACCTTTACCGGGGCGGGTACTCCATAAATTTCCACATTCATGATGAGGTCATAATGGAGGCTCCCGTGGATTCCGGGCAAAGTATTGATGAAGCGATCCAGCTTATGTGCACCCTGCCGGTATGGGCCGAAGGGCTTCCGTTAAACGCAGACGGTTTCGAGTCTTATTATTACAAGAAAGATTAGAGGAGCTATTATGCAGCATGATAGATTGATAAAGATCACCACAGGGACCAGTAGAAAATCCACGGTCTGGAACGGGCAGGAACTATACTGGTCTGAATTCCTACAGAAGCTCTCCAAGCCCCTCAGGACGCAGGAAAGCTTTGCAGAATATAAATCCTTACCTAAACCAAAGCAGGATGAGCTAAAGGACATTGGCGGCTTTGTAGGAGGCATTCTTAGCGGCACGAGAAGAAAGAATGAAAATGCCGGGGAGCGGCATCTGCTGACGCTGGACGCTGACACCATAGAACCGGGAGGCGCCCGGAATATCCTGACTGTTCTTTCCGGGCTTGGATGTGCTTATGCGGTATATTCCACAAGAAAACATGAAGGGGCCGCGCCGAGGCTGCGTATTATTATACCGCTGGATGCGCCCTGTAGTGCAGAGGAGTACGAGCCGATTGCTAGAAAAGCAGCGTCCTTTATTGGCATGCAGATTTTTGACCCGACAACTTTTGAACCGGTGCGCCTCATGTATTGGCCCAGTTGCAGCATAGACAGCGAGTTCCTTTTTGTCTATGAGGATAAGTCCTTTTTATCCAAAGAGGGAATGCTGGGACTTTATCAGGACTGGAAGAACGTTGCGGAATGGCCGGAGGTACCGGGCGCCGCAAGAATCCGCGACCGCTCCGCGAAAAAGCAGGGGGACCCCTTACAGAAGAAAGGTATAGTCGGGGCTTTTTGCAGGCAGTATTCCATCGAAGAAGCCATGGAACAGTTTATCCCAGGAGTCTATGAGGCCAGTGCGGACCCCGGACGGTTTACTTTTACGGAAGGCAGTACCGTAGGAGGAGCAGTCTTATATGAAAACGGTAAGTTCATATACAGCCATCATGCGACGGACCCCTGTTCTGGAAAATTAGTAAATGCTTTTGATATGGTGCGCTTACATCTGTTCGGGGAGGAGGACGATGAGGCGAAGCCAGATACACCGGTAGGAAATCTTCCTTCTTTTCAACATATGTGTACCTTCGCGTCAGAAATACCGGAGATCGCTGAGACATTAGCGAAAGAGAGGTATGAATCCGCAGTCAGCCAGTTCGCCAATGTCCCGGGCATTAATCAAGAGCAGTTAGATGCCAGTTGGGTACTGAAGCTTCAGACAAACACCAAGACAGGAGAAGCACTGAACACCATTCAGAATGTGCAGATTATTTTAGAGAATGATCCCAGACTGAAAGGGAGGGTATACCATGATGAAATGGCGGGAAAGCCCATGGTACGTGCACCGCTTCCATGGGAAGAGCAGTTATACCCCTATAAGGAAAGGCAGTGGAAAGACGAGGACGACGCGGGCTTAAGGAGTTATCTCGAATTTATTTACCGGATCACCGGGAAGGAAAGAATCATGGATGGATTTGCCACTTTTGCAATGAACAACCGCGTACATAAACTAAAAGACTTCCTTTTGAGTTACCCGTGGGACGGCGTTTTCCGAATCGACACGTTACTGATAGATTATCTCGGGGCAGAAAATACCCTCTACACAAGAGAGGCTACGAGAAAGACGCTCATAGGCGCTGTAGCGAGGATATTAAACCCCGGCGTTAAGTTCGATAACATGCTGATACTTGCAGGCAAGCAGGGAATCGGAAAGAGCACATTTTTTCGCTACCTTGGAATGGATTGGTATTCGGATAGTCTTTGTACTTTCGAAGGAAAGGACGCGGCGGAGCTCCTGCAAGGGTACTGGATCATTGAAGCCGGTGAACTTACGGGCATGACGAAATCGGAAATGAATTCTGTCAAGCAGTTTTTATCGAAGTGTGATGATGTGTATAGAGCGGCATACGGCAGAAGGACAGAAAAGCATCTGCGGCAATGCATCATAGTCGGTACGACAAATGAGAATGAATTTCTAAAAGATTACACGGGGAATCGGAGATTCTGGCCGATTGATTTAGGACTGCATGAGCACTCAAAAAACATATGGCGGGATTTGCCCGTAGAAGTACCTCAGATATGGGCGGAAGCGGTTTATTGGTATCGAATGGGGGAAAATCTCATTCTTTCGGCGGACGCACAGAAATTAGCAGAAGGAGCACAGGAAGAACACAGGGAGACCAGTTATGCAGAGGGAAGTATTATGGAATTCCTGGAGAAAAAAGTTCCGAAAGATTGGTATGGGCGTAGCCTGTATGAGCGTAGGAGCTGGCTGGACGGTGAATTTAATCAGAAGCAGATAGATGAGAGTCAGTTAATATATCGAGACAGAATCTGTGCATGGGAAATATGGAACGAGTGCTTCAAGATGGCAGGATATAACCGGATGAAGAAATCAGATGCAAAAGAGATCAACAGTATTTTGGAAAGGTTGGAAGGATGGGAGAGGCCAAAAGGGAATGTGCGTTTCGGTGGAGAATACGGATTTCAAAGAGGGTTCTTACGTGTGAACATTCCATGTGTGAACATTCGATAAACGAAAAAAGAATGTTCACAAAAAATGTGAACATGTGAACAGCAAAAAACATTCTAATGTCAACGTGAAAACACTGATTAATACTGACTTTGTTAGGCATTGTAAACATGTGAACATTCTTTCTTATATAAATATAAATATAAGGGAAATAAGGTATATATATACCCTTGATACCCCTGAGCGCATATATGTACATACGCGCGCGAGAATGTTTGCAGAATAGGGAGGCTTGTATGAGAGAAAGTGAACTAGAGAAAAAGTTCAGGGTATTAGTAAAAAAAGCAGGAGGAAAAGCCTATAAGTTCCTATCACCCGGGAATGATGGTGTGCCCGACAGAATTGTAATACTGCCCGGCGGCCGTATTGGTTTCGTCGAGTTGAAGCAAGCAGGAAAAAAACCGAGAAAGCTACAAGAGCACCGGATGAGAGAGCTGGAGGACCTAGGGTGTTTTACCTCCGTAGTAGACGATATAGATTCAGCGGAGTTTACGATAAGCTCTCTTCGGGCCAGGACCAAACAGCAGACGAGATTTTTTCAGAGATGATAAACCGTACACCATACAGGAGGAGAAGGATATGAAATTTATCCCCCACAATTACCAGAGATATTGTATTACCCGAATCATACAGGATAACATACTTGCCCTTTTCTTAGATATGGGACTGGGAAAGACCGTGATTACGCTAACAGCGGTTAATGACTTGATATTCAACCGTTTTCAGGTGAACAGGTGCTTGGTGATAGCCCCGAAAAAGGTAGCGGAAGATACCTGGACCAGAGAACAATCCAAATGGGATCATTTAAAGTTGCTTAAAGTGCTACCAGTACTTGGAGACAAGAATAAGAGAATAAGAGCACTGAACAGCCCGGGAAACATTTATGTGATCAATAGGGAGAACGTTCCTTGGCTGGTAGATTATTACCGGAATGATTGGCCTTTTGATATGGTGGTAATCGACGAATCCAGCAGCTTCAAGAGCCATCAGGCAAAACGGTTCAAGAGCCTTAAGAATATCCGAAGGCATATCCACCGGCTGATAGAGCTTACCGGTACGCCGTCACCCAATGGATTAACGGACCTCTGGGCGCAAATATATTTGATGGATGAAGGAAAACGATTAGGCCGAACACTTACGGAATATCGGAATAATTATTTCTGGCCCGCTTCCAGAGACGCCACCACTATTTTCTCCTACATGCCGGCGCCCGGTGCAGAAGAACAGATTCAAGACCTGCTTCGTGATGTTTGCATCAGCCTTTCCGCCAAGGACTATCTGGAGCTACCGGACCGGATAGATAATTTCCGGTATGTACAACTGGACAGCCGGGCGAGGAAAACTTATACAGAGATGGAGAAAGAAAAGATACTGGAACTTCCAGACGGTATACTGGATGCCGGCAGCGCTGCCGTTCTTTCCGGTAAGCTTCTGCAACTGGCAAATGGGGCCATCTACCACACGGAGGAGATCATAGAGAACGACGAAGTACGGGAAGTTAAGAAAGTTATCGAAGTTCACGACAATAAGCTGGAGGCTTTTATGGAGCTGGTCGAAGAGCTGAACGGGAAACATGCCTTGGTCTTTTATAATTTTCAGCACGATTTAAGCAGGCTTAAAAAAGCCCTTGCAAAGACAAAACTTCGCATTCGAAAGCTGGAAACGCCTGGAGACATACAGGACTGGAACAATGGAGAAATTGACTTACTGTTCGCCCATCCGGCCAGTGTGGCATATGGACTGAACTTACAGGATGGGGGCAGCGATATTATTTGGTTTGGACTGAACTGGTCTCTGGAGCTGTATCAGCAGGCTAACGCCAGACTGCACAGACAGGGGCAGATACACACTGTTTACATACATCATTTAGTCGTGGCTGGTAGTGTGGACGAGGATGTGATCGCCGCACTACAGAAGAAAGGAGACTGCCAGACGGCATTACTGGAGGCATTAAAAGCAAGGATAGAAAAGTACAAGGAGGTCGCATAATGGGAAAAGAAGTATACGAGGAGCCGTTAGAGGAATACAGGAACTACCTTAACCAGGTTGCCCGGACAAGCAGTATGAGCCTTTGGGAACTACATCAGTTATTGATGAGCGGGTTGATCGCGATGGAATATGGAGTAACAGAAGAGCAGCTTGTATGGTTGGATGAAAATTTGTAGGCGCGAGCCGGAAAGGATAAAAATATGAGAAGCATGTCATTTAGTGTGCAGGGGGAATTTATTACTCAACTTGCAAGAGAAAAATGTTTTTATGAGGGCGAATTTCCATATGCGATAGATTTACTAAGTAGCTGCATGGAAAGTGATGAAATCTCAAAAAATGAGGTATACGGCTTAGCGGTTGCTATTCTGGATGGTAGAGCAAGATTAAAGGGAACATACCCTAATGAGGATTATGGCTTTGAGTATCTTCCTGAGAAAGATGATAAATGGGATTTGGGAAAATTTATTAAAAAAGGACACACGGAATCCATAAAGTGGAAAAGTGAGCATGCCGATTTACAGGCGAAATACTTGTTCATCAGTGGTAGTATACCAGATTGGGAAAAGAAGGAACTAAATGAATATTACGAGGAAGAGTTCGGAGAAGTTTTATTTTGTGATGTCAAGATAAATGAATCATCTTCGATAGGAAGCGCTTTGTTGGATAGTTTTATTAAAAGGCAGAAAACTGATTCCGAGGATGATTATGGATGGCTGGAGCCAAGTGGCACTTTTCACCCGGTTGAGTGGGGAGAACATCAAGAGTGGGCAGATTTATATGTTCAAAAACATTTTACTTTAGAGTATGACGGGGAGGCAAGCCTTCAATGCAAAACTGGTACGGGGCTGATCGGAGCCGGAGAGTTTCTTGTGGAGAGAGGGTGGGTACTATTGCACAATCCTGCGCAGGGAATAGCTTATCCGACCAAAAATCCGGTAAAAGAATACACAAAGAAGCAAAGCGATTTCTTGTTTGATTATTACATAAAGCGCGATTGTGAAAAGGAAGCTAATGGGATTTATGAAAACTAAGTAAATCAGAAATATGCAGGCAGGAGCCGGAAAGGAAGCATATGGCAATATTAAATTATACAACTACAGTTGATGCTTTTAAGACTGTTTCGGAAATCGAATATATCTTAATGATACATAAAGCAAAAAGCATCATGAAAAACTATGAAGGACAATCTATTACTGGTTTATCATTTTTGATTGACACTGGATTTCAGCAGATACCGGTACGTTTACCCGTCAAGATAGACGAATGTCTCAAAGTTTTGAAAAAAGAAAAGAGGGAGAATCCAAGAAAGCAGATAAAGGACACAAGGGATCAAGCGGAACGTGTCGCGTGGAGAATCCTCAAGGATTGGGTTGAGGCACAAATGGCTTTGCTGGATATCGAAATGGTCAAATTCGAAGAAATTTTTCTTCCGTACATTGAACTCCCGGAAGGGCAGACCATCTATGAAAAGTTGGAAAAGAAGCAGTTTATGATAGAAGGATAACTTAATATTGGAGGAATATAGTAATGAAATACTTTAAAACAAAAACGGATAGAGGATTTATGCTAATTCAATTCAAAGATGAATACAACGAATTGTGCGATATTCAACAATCATCATCGGCAGAAGAAAGCAAAATATGGTTGGGTATTCATAAAGTTAATCCAATGATATTGGCTAGTAAAACGAAGTGCGGGGGAGCTGGTTGGGTTAATTATTTAATACCAGATGACGTATTTATTAGTAGTAGAATGCACCTAACAAGAAGGCAATCAATTTCATTAGCAATTAAATTATTAATATTTGGATTGTTTGATAGATTAACTTAGAAGTTAAGGAGGTATAGAAATTATGATAGGAAAGTATGAAGTAGTAACCTTGTGTGGCAGCACCCGTTTTAAAGACGATTTCATAGAAGTACAGAAGGAATTGACCTTAAAAGGGCGCATAGTTATATCGGTAGGATTATTTGGACATTCCGGGGATTTTATTACGGATGAGCAAAAACTTATGTTGGATGATATGCATAAAAGAAAGATTGATATGGCAGATACTGTTTTTGTAATCAATAGAGACGGATATATCGGCAAAAGCACAGCGTCAGAAATCGAATACGCTGAAACCCTTGGTAAGAATATCGCCTATTTGGAAAGCTGTGGTAGTGATGAAGGTGACGAGGATGCTATTATAGGTCACTAAAACTGAAAGTTAAAAGAAAACCGGAGGTAATTACGTGAGTGCCATAATGATTATAAATAATTCTACTTTAACAGATTACGCAGCTGTCATGCGGACAGGAAGGCTTATGGCCGGGGATGAATACTATGCAGTTCGCGATGAGAACGGTCAAATTATTGTAAAAATAAATAAGCAGAGCAGCAATTCATATATTGTTTCGGACGCAAATTATTAATATTTTAACCGTGTGCAATTCGAGGCGGTATATGGTGAGAGCACAAACTGTATTAAATTATTGAGTCTACTTTTTAGCGAACATTGGCAATTGAATATTTGCGGTTGGAATAGTATAATATAATAAAAAAGATACTAAAGAGAGGGCGAGAATGAAGAAAATTAATGAGAGGTATTATAGAGAGTTAATAGAATGTATAAATGAAAGTGATTCACCGGAGGAAAAGTACAGAAAATTGAATATGGAGCTTGATAAATATAAAAATAGAGATGAAATTGTAAATATGGCAATTAGTCAGTTCAGGGGTGGGAATTCCCTGAATAATGTAAGTGCCTACGTAGGAATGCTATTCACATTGTTGGGTATATATTTTTCTATATATCTAGTGTTGATGGCTGATGTGATTTTACAAGGTTATGATAAATTGCTTGGGATGTTCTATAATTGCATTAGTGTAGTTTTTCTTTTGGCAATTACTAAAATGATTATGGTGATTTATGAAGGCTCTAGAAGAAAATATAAAGAGGGGTTTATTTTAAGCTTTCTGGAACAACAAGAGAAAAAGTAGAAGAAGTAATATTCTATTAGCCAGCCATCAGTATTCACTGGTGGTTTTTTGTTGCAGAAAATTAAGGAGGATTAATTTGGATAAAAGCATATTGTCAGATTACATAGATGCCCGTGAATTAGTAAGTGAAACGGAGCGTGATATAAAGCAACTAAAGAAAAAAAGGAATGCAATTGTTACCGGAAGTGTAAAAGGATCCATGCTGGATTTTCCTTACGCAGAGAAACATTTTCATGTTGAGGGAACCGCTTATACTTATGAAGATGATTCAAGACTAAGGTATGAAGAGAAGATTCTTTTCGAGAGGAAAGATAAAGCTGAAAGAGTTAAGTTACAAGTAGAGGAATTTTTGAATACCATTCCTATGCGTGTGCAGAGGATTATCCGGTATAAATACTTTGAGGGATTATCTTGGGAAGAAGTGGCAGATAGGATGGGCAGGAAGGCAACGGGGGATAGCCTGCGGATGGAATTAGATAGGTTTATAAAAGAAAAATGAATGTTTGTTCGTTATGTTCGGCATGTTCGTTTTTGATATGCTAATATGATATCAGTCGGTAGTAGGTACTGACTGATGTGAAATCCCCCTTTCACTCATAGAAATGCTGTACGTGTTAAGATGCGTATGGCATTTTTTGTTGAAGTTTGAAGTGTTTTACAGTAAGATGGTAGAAAAGATGTATATGGGGAGAAAAACATGAAACAAATTATTGATTGGTGTAATTGTAATCAAGGATTCTTGTCGGCATTACTATCGATACTGACCATTTTGATAAGTGGTTTTACTATCTTTTTATCATGGAAAATAGGGAAAATGCCCTTTAGAAATGCAATTTCGGTAACTGTTTCTACAGGGGGAAAGGATGATGGAGGATATTACCGACTTCATATTGTAATTGTAAATATAGGGAATATTCCGATGTACATAGGCTCTGTAGAAGTAACTGATCGTGAGAAACATCACTTAGGATCTATGAATACGTATTATGAGAATAAAGATTTTATCATATTAAATCCCAATGAAATAATTGATGATATAGTAATTGTAAAAAATAGAAATGAACTTTTTGACAAATATGAACTAGATTTTAATGGGAAAATAAAAATTATTGTCAAAGAACTTAATGGTAAAAGACACACATTCTCAAAAGGATGGGCCGCAGGGTAATATAAAATAGTAATCTAGTATGTAAGAGAGATAGCTTAGGCTATCTCTTATCTTTTACTAAAAATAGCGAATGAGAGGTGGTGGTCTTGTATGAAGAAGTAAGACAAAATTATGAACTGGCAGAAGTTGATTACATGGCTGGTATGAAATATAAAGATATCGCTGAGAAGTATGGTGTAACTATTAATACTGTGAAATCATGGAAAACGCGGTATAAGTGGAGTAAGGATAAAAAAAGTGTGCATACAAAATCAAAAAAGGTGCGCACACAAAAAATAGCAGATGCAGAAGGAAGATCGATTGATGAAGTCATTGAGAGAGCAGAAATAAGTAATCCGAATATCAACGAGAACCAGAAGCTTTTCTGCTTATACTTCGTAAAGTATCGCAACAAGGTCAAGGCATATCAGAAAGCTTATGGATGCAGTTATGAAAATGCCTGTAGTCATGCAAGCGATTTGTGGAAGAAAGGGGAAGTGCAAAAAGAAATACAGCGCTTGCTGGATGAATACCGTTCGGGGGTAGACCTGGACATCAAAGATTTGTTTCAATGGTATTTAGATATAGCACGAGCAGATATTAATGATTTTGTTAAGTTCAACGGATCGTTCATAGGGATGAAAGAACAGATAGAGGGCACTCTTGTCAGCGAGGTAAGTGAGACAGCTAATGGAATTAAGATAAAGTTGAATGATCGAATGAAGGCGATGGAATGGATCGGTGAGCATATTGGACTGGCCGATGAGCGTCAGAGAGCAGAAATTGCGGTGCTAAAGGCAAAGGTAGAACCTAATACGGATTTAGATGAGGCTGACGACGGTTTTATCAATGCGCTGAATTCTTCTGCCGGGGAGGACTGGGCGAATGAAGAGTAAGATAAAGCAGATATTCCAGTTCAAGCCGTTTTCCTTAAAGCAGCGGAAGGTCCTTAACTGGTGGTGCGACAACTCGCCAGTAAAGGGATATGATGGTGTCATTGCGGATGGTGCGATTCGCTCTGGTAAAACAGTGTGTATGTCCTTAAGCTTTGCGTTTTGGGCGATGGCAAGATTTAATGGACAGAACTTCGGCATGTGTGGGAAGACCATCGGTTCTTTTCGCCGTAATGTGCTGTTCTGGCTGAAAATGATGTTACGGTCGAGAGGGTATCATGTAGCTGACCACAGGGCAGATAATCTAGTAATTATTTCTAAAGGTAATATTACGAATTATTTTTATATATTTGGCGGCAAGGATGAGCGCTCGCAAGACCTTATTCAGGGTATTACTCTGGCGGGGGTCTTTTTTGATGAAGTGGCATTGATGCCGGAGTCCTTTGTCAATCAAGCCACTGGACGCTGTTCGGTGGATGGTTCAAAATACTGGTTTAACTGCAACCCGGATGGACCATATCACTGGTTTAAGCTTAACTGGATAGATAAGGCTACCGGATATCTCGGTACAAGGAAAACAGCAGAGATACGAAAGAAGGCAAAAGAATCCGATGAACCGGATGGGTTGAAAGAACTGTTGTATCTGCATTTTACAATGGATGATAATTTAAGTCTATCTGAAGAAATCAAGACAAGATATCGCAATAACTACACCGGTGTATTTTTCAAGCGTTATATTCTCGGGTTGTGGGCAATGGCAGAGGGAATTATTTATGACATGTTCGACATTTCCCGGCATATAGTCCATTCACTAGATGGTTTGATGAAATCAGGATACTACGTATCGATTGATTACGGAACGCAGAACGCTACAGTTTTCCTGCTATGGTGTAAAGACAAAACCGGAAAATGGATTTGTTGCAGGGAATATTATTACAGCGGGAGAGATGAGGATTCCCAAAAGACCGACACCGAATATGCAGATGACCTGAAAGAATGGCTTGATGGAATCGAGCCGGTGAAAGTTGTGATAGATCCTTCGGCGGCTTCATTTATCGCAGAACTTAAAAAAAGAAGATACGATATCAAAAAAGCGAGGAACGATGTACTTGATGGCATACGTTTTGTAGCGTCGCTGTTAAACAAAGATGAGATAGGATTTCACGAATCGTGCGAAAATGCCATCAAAGAATTCGGGTCCTATATTTGGGACGTAAAAGCATCGGAGCGCGGAGAAGATAAGCCTGTGAAGCAATGGGACCATTGTATGGATGCTGTTAGATATTTTTGTTATACAATCATAAGGAAACCGCATGGCGTAAGCGTTTTAAAGTAGAGGTGAGACAGTGGAGATTGAAAGTGTAAAGAAATTAATCAAAAAGTATACGGCCGGTCACAGCGATTTTCTTCGTCAGTCTGAAATAGCCGGGCGTTATTACCGAAATGAGACGGATATTCTTATAGAGCCGACACGGGAAGAGGAAGCAAGGAAAAAACATGAGGGCGATACGCCCTTAAGAAATGCTGATAACCGCATCCCGTTTAATTTTCACGGTCTTCTGGTAAATCAAAAGGCTGCCTATATGTTTACTGCGCCGCCCATGTTTGACCTCGGAAATAAGCAGTCTAACAAAGAACTACAGGCGTTTTTAGGAGATAAATACCCTAAAGTATGCAAAGACTTGTGTATTGATGCCTCTAATGCGGCGGTTGGATGGATACATGTGTGGAAGGACAAAGAATCCGGATTTTATAAATATGCGGTAGTTCCACCGGGGCAGGTTATTCCCGTATGGGACAAAAGTCTGGAAAAGAGATTGCTGGGGGTGATGCGCTGTTATCATGATATTTCCGATGATGGAAAAGAAAGGGATATCTATGAATACTGGAATAGCACCACTTGTGAAGCCTACTATGTGGAAAGTGGAACAAATATCGACGATGGACTGATGCCGTTCTATACATTCACTGTAGTTGATACGGACGGAAACAGCAACGAAGCATACGCTTTTGAGCATGGAATCGGAGAAGTCCCATTCTTTGCTTTCTCTAACAATAACATTGGTACAAATGACCTGAAGGACATCAAGCACCTGATTGATACATATTGCAAAGTATTCAGTGGCTTTGTTAATGATTTGGAGGATATTCAGGAAATTATTTTTGTACTGACAAATTACGGAGGCGCAGATTTAAACGAGTTTTTAAGTGACTTGAAGTATTACAAAGCCATTAAGGTTGATAACGATGGCACAGACGATAAATCCGGGGTGTCTACGCTTACCATAGACCTTCCGGTGGAGGCAAGAGAGAAGCTGCTGACCATCACACGAAAATGCATCTTTGAGCAAGGAAAGGGAATCGACCCTGATCCGCAGAACTTTGGAAATAGTTCAGGTGTAGCGCTGAATTTCCTCTATGCCTTGCTTGAGCTGAAAGCCGGATTACAGGAAACGGAATTTAAACCGAGTTTTGGAAGATTTATCCGATGTGTTTGCCGGTTATTAAATCTGCCGATTAAAGATGATGCGATTATCCAGACGTGGACGCGCGCGTCGGTACGGAACGATTTAGAGATGGCCACCATCGCCCAGCAGAGCAAGGGTATCATATCAGATGCGACTATCATCAAAAACCATCCTTGGGTTGAGGATATAGAGAAAGAAAGTCAGCAACTGAAAAAAGAGGAAGAGGAGGCACTGGAAAATACGGGTACATATCAGGATGCCTTTGGAAGCGGTGGAAAAGAGTAGAATGTTGGTGAAATATGGCGTATAAAGAGAAAACCGCTTACATAACGTAGGCGGTTTTTTGATGCCCGATTTAAGGCAGGTGGTGATAATGTAAATGGCAAAAAATAAAAAATATTGGCAGGATCGAATGGAATCACTGGAGGACGAGAGTTACCATCAGAGTATGGTCTATTATAAAGATGTGCAGGAACAATTCCGGGTGGCCGCCAATAATATCCAAATGGATATTGAGCGCTGGTATCGGCGATTGGCAGATAATAATGACATCAGCTATGCAGCTGCAAAGCGTTTCCTGAATGATTCCGAGCTGGAAGAATTTAAGTGGACACTGGAGCAGTACATAGAGGCCGGAAGAGAAAGCGGAATAAATGGGCGATGGATAAAGGAACTGGAGAATGCGTCTGCAAAGTATCATGTACAGCGGATGGAAGCCATGAAGCTACAGATGGGGCAACACGCAGAACGGCTGTTTACTGAGTTCGAGGGCAGTATGGGAGAGTTCCTGAGAAAAACCTATGGCGAGCAATTCTACCGTACAGCCTATGAGATTTCCAAAGGAACGGAAATAGGAATTAATCTTTCCCTGCTGGATGAATCTAAGACGGAGGTGATCATAAAACATCCTTGGGCACAGGACGGCAAGAACTTCTCCGACCGTATTTGGCAGAGTAAAGATAGACTTATAAATTCTCTGCATACTGAGCTGATACAGAACATTATTCGAGGAGAAACGCCAGATAAGGTGATTAATAATCTGGCGAAGAAGATGAATGTAAGCAAAAGTCAGGCCGGCAATTTGGTAATGACAGAATCAGCAGCTATCTCTTCTGCGGCGAGGAAGAATTGTTTTAAGGAGTTGGAAATTGAACAGTATCAGTTTGATGCGACGTTAGACGGTAAAACCTGTGATGTGTGTGGAAGCCTCGATCAAAAAGTTTTCAGCATGACTGATTATGAAGTTGGGTTAACGGCGAATCCTATCCACCCAAGGTGCCGATGCTGCACTGTCCCGTATTATGATGACTGGGAGGAGTTCGGGATTAGCCCGGAGCGAGTTGCCAGGGACCCGGAAACAGGAAAAATCTATGAGGTGCCGGCAGATATGACATATAAAGAATGGCATGCCCAGTACATTGAGAAGAATCCGGTCAAGGCGCTTGCGGAGAGAAAACAAAGAAATGAGAAGAGAGATAAAGACCAGTATAAAAATTACAAAGAGATTTTGGGAGGAAAACATCTACCAGATACTTTTAGTCACTTTCAAGAGGTCAAGTATGGTAGTTCTGATGAATATGGTATCTTAAAAGCCCAAGTGAAGGGAATGGGGTATTATAGTAAGGCAGTTGTAAACGAACCTGAAATCACCAAGCATGTCAGGGCTGTAGCAAAAGGCACCGGAATGGATGGTTTGGGGATAGAATACCGAATTAAAGCAAAAGAATCATTTTTAGAAAAAATCAGAAGAAACTATAATCCTGACGGAAATGAGTACGAAATTAAGGATATTATCCGGTACACTCTGGGGGCTGATACCGATACTTTAACGGATAAAACCTTGAAAACCATTGATAAGTTTGAGCAGGAAGGATATAATACAATCAGGGTAAAAAATACGTGGGGACCTGATAGTTCTTACGATGGTATCAATACGTCGATTAAGGCACCATCCGGCCAGATTTTCGAGATGCAGTATCATACTCCTGAAAGTTTTGAGCTGAAAAATGGAGAGCTTCATAAGCTTTATGAGGAGCAGAGAAAGATATTGGATTATAGATCTAAAGAGTATATTGAACTTGAAGACAGGATGATTGATTTATCAAATCAATTAACCTTTCCTAAAAATATAGAGAGGGTGAAAAACAAGTGACATATTATATCTTAGACGATTTTGAACACAGAGGAACCCTTATACGATCAGAGGGGCGAAAAAGTTTTGAGTATGATAAAAATGAAGGATGGGTACGGACTGGCATCATGGCTCAATATAGATTCCCTGATAGTCCGGTATACGAGTCCTACCACGAGATAACCGAAGAAGAAGCAAATAAGTTAATAGAAGCAATGAAATAGCCACTTACCATACGGTAGGTGGTATTTTTATTGGTAAAACGAGGCGCCCGTAACAGGGTGCTCTTTTTATAACATTTGCCCGGTACGGCGTTAAACTGCCGCTACCCGGCCGGAGGTATAACCGGTCAAATCCCAATACCCGGAGAGCGGGAATAAAAATCTATGGAGGAGAAAAATGGATTGGTTAAAAGAAATTTTGGAAAAAGCAGTAACAGAAGATGGAAAGTTGGACGTGGAAGCAGCAATGAAGCAGGCAGCCACCGAGTTTCCCAAGCACGCAGTACCGAAAAAGGACTATAACGATAAGGTTGGTGAGCTGAAAACAGCGAATGACACGATAACCACCTTAAAGGGAGAGAATGCCGGGAACGGTGGATTGCAGAAGAAAATTGAGGACTATGAAGCTGAAATCAGGAAACTCAATGCCGAAGCTGAAAACAGCAAGAAGGCCCATGCCTTAAAAGAAAAACTGAAGGATGCAGTGGACCCGGATTATATCATCTATAAGCAGGGCGGCGTAGACAAATTCAGCTTTGACAAGGATGGAAATCCTGTCGGAGTGGAAGACATTCTAAAGCCTATGCGGGAGGCAGCTCCACATCTTTTTAAAGCGGAGCCGGGAACGGATTATAGACCAAATGGCGGCGGTACTCCCCCAGCTAACAACCCGTGGAAAAAGGAATCCTTTAATTTGACAGAGCAGGGACGGCTCTACAAGGAGAATCCTGCGATGGCAAAACAGATGGCATCTGCGGCTGGTGCAACTATTTAACAGAAAAGAAAGAATGAGGTAAATGAATAATGCCAGGAACAACTTTACAGGACGTAATAGTGCCTGAACTGTTTAACCCTTATGTGGTGAACAAAACAATGGAACTTTCCGCACTACTTCAGTGTGGAATTATTACCAATAACAGCGAATTTGATGCATTGGCATCTCAGGCAGCGCCTACGGTAAATATGCCGTTCTTTGAGGACTTAACGGGAGAATCCGAGCAGATTATTGAGAACGCTGATCTCGCAGATAACAAAATCACATCGAACAAGGATGTAGCGGCAATTATCCGTCGTGCGAAGATGTGGAGCGCAACCGACCTTTCCGCAGCTCTTGCAGGTAAGGACCCGATGGGAGCTATTGGAACACTGGTAGCGCAGTTCTGGGTAAGAGATATGCAAAAAGAGCTGATTGCGGTTCTGAACGGTATCTTTGGTACAGTGCCGGCAGGAAGCGGCGGAGACCCGGCGGCGGAAACGAGGCTGGCTTCTAATCTGCTTGACATATCGGGAAAATCGGGAGCAACTGCAAACTGGAGCGGGACGGCTTTTATTGATGCGGAGCAGATGCTTGGTGACGCGAAAGCACAGTTGACGGGTGTATGCATGCACAGCGCAACGGAGGCCTACTTAAAGAAGCAGAACCTGATTGATACAGTTCAACCCTCCAATGATGTTGCCTTTGGCGTGTATCAGGGAAAGCGTGTAATTGTTGATGACGGATGCCCGGCAAAGAGCGGAGTATACACGACCTATCTGTTCGGCGGCGGGGCAATTGCTTTGGGCAACGGCAATCCGACAGGATTTGTGCCTACAGAAACCGACCGCGCAAAGAGAAAAGGCTCTGGTGTGGACTATCTGATTAACCGCAAAACGATGATTCTCCATCCGCGCGGCATCGCATGGCAGAACGCAAACGTGGCAAAGACAGAGGGACCGTCCAGAGCAGAGCTGGAAGATGCGGCAAACTGGAAGCCGGTATACGAACCGAAGCAGATCCGTATTGTTGCGTTTAAGCATAAACTGGGATAAGGAGGAGCCTATGGAATTAGGGAAGCTGAAAGGATTGCTGGGGATTTCGGGAGAAGATTCTTCCCGGGATACATCGCTTGAATTTGTGATGGAGGATGTGAAGGAAACGATTTTGAACTACTGTAACCTTGAGGAGCTTCCCGCCGGGCTGCAAAGCACTACCTACCGCATGGCCGTGGATTTGTTTCGCGGAGAGAAACCGGGGGACGAGAATGCGGCGGTCCGTGTGACCTCTATAACGACTGGAGATACCGCTACCACCTTTGCGAACGCAGCGGATGCCTTAAAGGGCGGTGTGTTGAAGAACTACCAGACGCAGCTTAACCGATACCGAAAGTTGAGGTAACGCGATGATTAGGGAAGCAGTAAGGCAGGCGGTGGATATCCACCGGCAGATGATCGAAACGACATATGCCGGCAAGTGCTGTATCTACGAAAAGCGGGGCATAACAGACCCTATAACTAAAATTACAAAGCAGGGAGAATTGCTCATATTCAGTGATATTCCCTGCCGGCTATCTTATCAGTCGGTATCATCAGCTACGCCCGGTGATGGAGCATATAAGGCGGTGCAAACGATAAAGCTTTTTCTTTCGCCGGAGGTAACAATAAATCCGGGCTCAAAAATCGTCGTGTTGCAGGATGGACTGACGGCGGCATACAGGCAAAGCGGCATACCGGCTCATTACGGGAGCCATCAGGAAGTCATACTGGAAGGCTGGGACGGATGGGTATGAGTAGATGGGGAAGTTGTGATTTTAAGGAATTAGAAGGACTTTCGGAACGGATGGAACAATTGGCTGACGAAGAACGGGTGATTCGGTTCATAGAGGAAGCATCAAAAGAGCTGGCTTCCAGGCTACTCACCCTCTCGATTAAAAGGACGCCCGTGGGAATTTATCCGGTGAGTTCGGGGAAGACGGGCGGCACCTTAAAAAATGCATGGATAGCCAAGGGAGCGGGGAAAACGCCGTCGTCGGCTGAAATAAAGGAATACGTCAATTCGTTGGCTATAGCGAGAGAGGGCGGATTTTATACTATTGCAATTACCAATCCGGTAGATTACGCATCATACGTAGAATATGGACACAGGACAGCGAATCATAAAGGGTGGGTAGAAGGACAGTTTATGATGACAATATCGGAAAAAGAAATAAACACTATAGCGCCGAGACTTCTTGAAAAAAGGCTGAACCAGCTGCTGAAGGAGGTATTTCAGTGATAAATAATATCGTAGTCGGAATATCCCAGGCACTTTACGAGGGATTTGGTTATAAGTCTTATATTGATACCGTTGCGCAGGGGCTGAAGGGTCCTTGTTTTTTTATACGGCATCTGAGCGGGAACCAGCAGCATAAGATAGGAATCCGGTATGAGCAGAGCGTAGACTTTGACATCCATTATTTTCCGCAGTCGGAGAGCTCAGAAGAATTTCGTGAAGTAGAGCAAAAATTGTATGACATCTTAGAATATATATCTACGGAAGACGGAGTATACCGGGCGGAAGACATGAGCGGTGAAGTACACGACGGCGTGCTCCATTTCCTTGTGGGATATCGCTTTTTTGTACTAAAAAAGAAATCTGACGTGGATAAAATGGATACGGCGGCGGTGACGGTAAGTAAAAAGGAGAGTGAAGGAAATGGCTAAAAAGCCGGATGCGCCCGAAGCGGCGGCGAGGTATAAAAAAGAAAAGATTCTGACAGCATCAAAATATGTGGAAAGAAAGGACATATTGCAAGCCGTTCTTATCGACAACAAAATGTATACGCTGGAAGAGGTAGACGCGGCAATCGAAAAATTTATGAAAGGAAGGATAAAGTAATGGCATTAGGCGGAGGAATTTTTACGAGTCAAAACAAGGTAATCCCTGGAACCTATATCAATTTTGTATCGGTGGCTAAGGCATCGGCTACACTTTCAGAGCGCGGTATTGTGGCGCTTCCGTTAGAGCTTAAATGGGGAAAAGATAATGAGGTCATTTCACTGGAGAGCAGTAACTTCGAAAGAGAAGCGCTATATACGTTTGGATATTCCTATTCTGCTGAGGAGATGAAGGGATTGCGGGACGTATTCAAGAATGCTCGTATTATCCATGTTTATCGGATAAATTCCGGTGTAAAGGCGTCGGGAGAACACGGGGAAGCAAAATGCAGCGGCAGTAGAGGAAATGACTTGGCGGTGCTTGTAAGCGCAAACGTGGAGGATGAAACAAAATATGATGTCACGACTATGCTGGGAAATACTGAAATCGAGACGCAGACGGTAAATGCTTCTTCCCAGCTTGTGGATAATGATTTCATCTCCTTTAATAAAACAGTAACGCTGACAGTTTCGGCAAACCCGTACAAATTTTCTGGTGGTACGGAAGGAGAGGTGACGGGAGAAAGATATCAGGCATTTCTTGATAAAATTGAATCCTATGATTTCCATACGCTTGGCTGTTTGTCTACAACGGCAGTTATCAAATCCCTTATGATTGCATTCACAAAGCGTATGAGAGACGAACAGGGAAGCAAGATACAGACAGTAATTTACAATGCAGATGCACCTGATTATGAAGGTATCATCAATGTAAAGAATGCAGTGACGGATGCAGGTGCGAATGGAAGTGAGCTGGTTTATTGGATCAGTGGTGCAGCTGCGGCGTGTGCGGTAAGCAAATCGAATACGAATAAGAACTATGACGGAGAGTATAAGGTAAATGTATCGTTTACACAGCTTCAATTGGAGCAGACAATTGCTACAGGATATTTTACCTTGCATAAGGTAGGAAATGAAATTCACGTGCTTGAGGATATAAATTCTCTTACTACAGTAACTGCGGAGAAGGGCGATTCTATGAAGTCTAATCAGGTCATTCGCGTGCTGGATCAGACCGGAAATGACATTGCCACACTGTTCAATAAAACGTACTTGGGAAAAGTCCAAAACAACGAGGCTGGAAGGATTGGTCTGTGGTCAGATATTGTTACCTATAATAAGGAACTGGAGACCTTAGGAGCTATTGAAAACTTTACTTCTGAGGATGTAAAGGTGACCCTCGGTGCGGATAAAAAGTCTGTAACGATAGAAAATGCAATCCAGCCGGTGTATGCAATGGAAAAGTTGTATATGACTGTACTGGTGCAGTAGGAGGTGGATAATGGAAAATACAATGAGAGCAAAAGATGCGCTGTCTGCCAAACTGGCGGAGTGCTATGTGACAATAAGCGGGAATCGCTATCTGCTGTTTCAGGCGAAGAACTTTGAAGCGAAGTTTGAAAAGGATAAAAAAGAGGTTCCTATTCTCGGCAGAACGGGGAAAGGAAATAAATCCACCGGCTGGTCAGGAACGGGGTCGCTGACCATCTACCATAACACGGAGATTTTCAACGACTTGCTGGAGCGCTTTAAAGAAACCGGGGAGGATATTTATTTTGATGCTCAGGTCACAAATGAAGACCCAACATCCTCGGCGGGAAGGAATACGAAAATTTATAAGGACTGCAATATAGACGGTGCGGTATTGCAGTCCTTTGATGCAGATGGTGACTGGTTGGAGCAGGACATTGGCTTTACTTTTGAGGATTATGAGAGTCCTGAAAAGTTTAAAATGCTCGATGGAATGCAGTAAGGAGGAATGAAAGATGGGAGCATTAAGCGTATTTTTAAAACAGAACAAAAAAGAGAAGGGAAATGTAAAATTTGCAGCATCTTCTGACTTTGCGGATGAAAAAGGGAAACCGGTGGAATGGGAGATCAGACCGCTGAAATCCAGAGAGGCGGATCATATACGAAATGAATGTACTCAGGTCAACAATAAAGGTAGAAAAATCAATGTGGATGGGAATCGCTTTAATCTTATGGTTGCGGCGAAGTGCACCATATTCCCGAACCTGAACGATAAGGACCTGCAGGATTCATACGGTGTCATGGGTGCGGAGGCTCTACTTCAGGAGCTGCTCGATAATGATGGTGATTATCAGGCTTATTGTAAAAAAGTGCTAGAGGTAAGCGGGTACGCGGAATCCGATGAAGAACTGGTGGAAGAAGCAAAAAACTAATAGATGGAGGCGATAGTGAGAGTAACTATGCTTATTATTGCCTCCACAAGTTTCATTGGCCCCCGCACCAGTTCATATCACTAAGCAGAGAAGAGAGAGCCTTTACTATAGCGGCAATTGAGCGGAAGATAGAACAGGAAGAAAAAGCGGATAGGGAAGCAAAGGCGAAAGCAAGAAAAGGTAAGAAATAAGGAGGCGTATCTATGGCAGGAATTTCAACGAGTGTAAAAGTAAAAGACGGGGTATCGTCTCCTTTTCGGGCTATGACAAGTGCGATTAATATTTGTCTAAGCAGCTTTGAGCAGATGCAGAATGCAACCGCGCAGGCAGTGGATACGGCGGCTATTCAGGATGCAAGATTTGCGTTAAATTCCATGAATGAAGAAGCGGCGCAGCTTGCCGATGGATTGGGTGAAGCGGCAAGCGGTCAGAATAGCATGAACAGAGAAATAAACAGCGGAGAGGGAGCGGCGGGTAGATTGCTAAAAAGGGTAGTCGGTATTGCCGCTGCTTATGCTTCTCTGGAAACGGTTAAGAAGGCCATAGGAATTTCTGACGAGCTTACCCAAACAACGGCGCGGCTATCGATGATTGTGCGGGACGGAGAAAATATACAAGATATACAGAATAAGATTGCTTTGTCAGCGAATGCGGCGCGGGGATCATATTTTGATATGGGTTCGGCTGTTGCAAAGCTGGGCAATAACGCACGTGATGCGTTTGGAAACACAGATGAGATCATTGCATTTGCAGAATTAATACAAAAGCAATTTGCGATCGCGGGGGCATCGACCTCCGAATCAAGCAATGCAATGTTACAGCTCACTCAGGCTATGGGTTCCGGAGTATTGAGGGGTGATGAATTAAATTCCATATTTGAGAATGCCCCAAATATCATCCAAAACATAGCAGATTACCTTGATGTGCCAATAGGGGAGATTCGCAATATGGCGTCAGAGGGAAGTCTTACCGCAGATATCATAAAAGCGGCTATGTTTTCGGCATCGGATGATATAACCGATAAATTTGCGTCCATGCCTATGACATGGGAGCAGATGGGAACATCCATAAGCAATGCGGCTTTACAAGCGTTCACGCCTGTGCTGACTAAAATAAATGAAATTGCAAACAGTGAAAAATTCAGGAGCTTTGTAAATGACGCTATCGGAGCTATGTACGGACTGGCGAATGTAGCAAATGGTACATTGGATTTATTAATTGGAGGAGCCTCGTTTGTATATGATAATTGGTCAGTGATACAGCCGGTTATTTTAGGTGTTGCAGCAGTTATGGGAGTTTATACGGCGGCTATTGTAGCAAACAATATCGTACAGGGATTATCAAACACACTTAAAACAGCGGCCGCAATTAGTGCAGTGGCACATGGTACGGCTACTGCAGCAGAAGCGGCATCTACAGTAGGAATGACCGCCGCACAGCTTAGTTTTAATGCAGCTTTATACGCGTGCCCACTGGTTTGGATATTATTAATTATTATTGCAGTTATTGCGGCCTTGTACGGGATTGTGGCGGCTATTAATAAGGTCACTGGATCATCCATATCGGCAACGGGCATCATCATGGGAGCGCTCTATACAGCATTCGCTTATATATACAATAATTTTGCCGCCTTGTTAGAGCTGGTACTCGGGATTGTAAATTATTGGTATAACATTTTTGCGGAATTCGCCAACTTCTTTGCCAACTGCTTTGAAAACCCGGTATCATCGATTATTTACTTATTTCAAGGGTTGACGGATACCATTCTCGGATTCATCCAAAAGATTGCGGAAGCAATAGATTTTGTATTTGGCTCTAACCTTTCCAGCACAGTGGCGGGGTGGAGAACATCGTTGCAGGCGGCGGCTGATTCGATGGTCGCAAAATACGCTCCGAATGAAAACTATACTAAGGTTGTAGACAATATAAATTTATCGGCCAAAGACTTAGGCTTTCAGCACATGGATTATCCTGATGCTTGGGACATGGGATATGCAGTTGGTCAAGGGCTCGATAATAAGTTCAAAGGCATGTTCGGCGCGCCAGAAGCGTCTGGAGATGATTATGAAGATTTGTGGAATAATATAGGAGACTCTGCAACGGCGACGGCCTCTAATACGGGAAAAGTTGCCGACTCACTGGAAATTACCGATGAAAACCTTGCGTACCTGCGGGATATTGCAGAGCGTGAAATCATAGATAGGACAGTGTTTACTACTATTCAGGTAGACATGGGAGGAGTGACAAATACGGTAAACAATATGAGCGACTTAGACGGAGTAGCTGATTATATATCAACGACCATTCAAGAGCAGATGGCAGTGGAAATGGAGGGAGTATAACGATGGCTTACAATCTTTTTATTGACGGCATGCTGTTCCCGGTAGCCCCTTCAAAAATTCAATTAAGCGTCAACGGACAGAATAAAACGGTCAACCTCATTAATGATGGAGAAATCAATATTCTAAAAGCAGAGGGGCTAAAAGAAATAAGCTTTGAGGCATTGTTGCCGAACGTGAAATATCCATTTGCGGTTTATCCGGATGGATTTAGAGGAGCGTCGCATTATATTCAAAAGCTACAGAGTCTGAAAGAAAGTAAACGCCATTTTCAATATATTCTGGTAAGGCAGCTTCCGAACAAGACAAGTCTCGGGTCTACAAATATCACCTGCGCGCTGGAATCCTTTTCCGTCTCAGATGAAGCTGGTGAAGGATTCGATGAGACGGTGTCTATGAAACTTAAGGAGTTTAAACCTTATGGAACAAAAGTAGCGACCATCTCGAATGGTTACGCAAGCTATCGTGCGAATAGGGAAACAGAGAATGCACCAAAGATAGGGAACTCCTATGTGGTAAAAGAAGGAGATTGTTTGTGGAAGATAGCAAAAACTTATTATGGGACCGGCACTAAATATACTGCTCTGCACGATGCAAATAAAGATAAGATAAGCAATCCAAACCTGATATACCCGGGACAGAAATTAATTATTCCATGAGGTAAAATATGAATGCTGTAATACAGATAATGAATGGCTCTACGGTCTTTGAACCAGAAGTAGAAGACGGAATTTCATGGAGCATGGAAAGGCGGGGGAGTCCCGCTAAGCTAATATTTAAAGCGGTGTATGACGCAGCTCTAGATATACAGGAAGGTAATCCGGTAAAGCTTGCGATAGATGGAAATAACATTTTTTACGGATATATATTTAAAAAATCCAGAGATAAAGACCCTTTTATAACAGTGACGGCATACGATCAGCTTCGTTATTTCAAGAACAAGGATACTTACATGTATGAAGGAAAAACGGCGAGCCAGTTGCTTCGGATGATTTGCGATGATTTCAGTTTGAAAGCGGGAGTGATAGAGGATACGAAGTACGTGATTCCTAAGAAACTTGAACAGAATAAAACGTTGTTTGATATTATTCAGAGCGCGCTTGATGCGTCCATGATGAATACAGGTATTCTATATTGCTTGTATGATAATTTTGGAGAAATAACTTTAAAAAATATTGCATCTATGAAGGTCCCTGTTCTTATTGACGCAGAAACCGGGCAGAATTTTGAATATGAATCCTCCATCGATGCGCAGACCTATAATCAGGTGAAGCTGACCTTTGATAATGGAGATACGGGTATGCGGGACATTTATATGGTTAAGAACTCGGAGCATATCCAGGAATGGGGAGTATTGCAATATTATGATACTTTGCAGGAAGGAGAAAATGGCGTTGAGAAAGCCAATATCCTGCTAAAGTATTATGACCGGAAAACACGGAACTTAACCCTTAAGGATATGTGGGGTGACGTGCGTGTACGGGCCGGAAGCGCGGTGCTGGTACGGCTCAGCCTTGGAGATATGGCGCTGAATAACTTTATGGTTTGCGAATCGGTGACCCATACATTTAACAATGAGGAGCACACGATGACCCTTAAAATGATAGGAGGCGAATTTATTGCCTAGTTTATTACAGACGATTAAACAGGCGGCGGTGGAAGCGGTGGACGCTTCTGACCCGTCTACCTTTTTGTTTGGGACCGTTATGAGTACGAGTCCATTGCAGATTCAGATTGACCAGAAGACCATACTGACAGAATCATTTCTCTTTCTGACGGGCAGTGTAAAGGATTATGATGCCGTCATGGAGGTAGAGCACGAGACAGAGAAGACCGCCGAACACACACATATGCTTAAGGGTAAGAAAGTATTTCATGTAAAGAACGGGCTTTCGGAAGGAGAAAAGGTAATTTTGATAAAGCAGAAGGGAGGGCAGCGGTATATTGTCCTCGACCGGATCATGGAGGAAGAAGGATGACACCACAAAATGGACAGATACCGTTGCTGAATGAAAGTTTTAAAGAAATGCCTTCTTATACTTATCGTATGGACATAAAGAAAGAGCGAATAGCGGGAAATATCGATCAGGCTATAGCGATGGAGCAGGCAATCTATAAGGTAATCAATACGGAAAGATATCAGTACCTCATTTACTCTTGGCAATACGGCATTGAGTTGCAAGATCTTATTGGACATCCTGTGGATTACTGTGTACCAGAAATTGAAAGAAGAATCACAGAAGCTCTTTTATGCGATACGAGAATCCGGGGAGTATCTGATTTTAATTTCAATATTTCACAAAAAGGTAGTATTGGTGTGGAATTTTCGGTGCAGACCATTTTCGGAAATATCACGATAAGTAAGGAGGTAGATGTATAATGTTTGAAAATATGACGTATGAAGTGATTTTACAGCAAATGTTAGACCGGGTATCAGATGATATGGATAAAAGAGAAGGCTCTATTATATACGATGCGCTGGCACCGGCAGCAATTGAATTACAGCTCCTCTATATAGACCTTGATACTTTTTTAAACGAAGCATTTGCAGATACGGCTACTCGTGAATATCTAAAACGGAAGGCATGGGAGCGGAATACCATTCCCCATTCTGCGACAGCCGCTGTATGGAAGGGAACATTTTCTCCTTCAGGGCTACAGTTACAGGTGGGTGACCGATTTAGCTGCGGAACGATAAATTTTGTTATAACGGGACAAATTGATGACACTACTTGTCAACTGACATGCGAAACACCGGGATCAGACGGAAATTATAGTCAAGGACCGCTGATTCCGATTGATTATATTGCAGGATTACAAAAGGCACAATTGACAGAACTAGTAAAACCCGGGAATGACGAGGAAGATACCGAGGCATTCAGGGAGCGCTATTTGACCGTGCTGCGTAAGCCTTCCACCAGTGGTAATATTTATGATTATTATAACTGGACAATGGAGTGCGAAGGTGTAGGGGCTGCTAAAATATTTCCGCTGGCTTATGGTCCGGGCACTGTAAAAGTTGTAATAGCCGACGAGGATAAAAATGCGGCCAGCACGGCTCTGATTAATCAGGTGGCTGAACATATCGAAGAAAAACGTCCGATAGGCGCCACCGTTTCTATAGTATCAGCAGTAGAACTCCCTATTAATATAATAGTTTCAGTCAAGCTTAAAAATGGCCTAACGCTAGGAGAGGTACAGGCGTCCTTTATGAATGCATTTTCCGACTTTTTACGCGAAAATGCTTTTGATTTGTCTTATGTTGGTTTTGCGAGAATTGGCAACCTACTTTTGGAAACGGCGGGTGTAGAAGATTACGGAGGACTCACGCTAAATGGGTTTTCTCACAATATTGCTCTGAAAGATGAAGAGATTGCAGTACCGGGAGCAGTGACACTGGAGGCAATGCTATGATGGAAATCAGTAGATTTACTACAAAATTAGATAAAGTTAAGGGTAAAAATTATGTAATTGAAGAAGAAATTGCAATGCCGGAAGGCGGTAGCTACGAAGCCGAACTCGATCATGATAGCATCATTAAGGAAACATTATCGGTATATACCGGTCCTATGCTGACCGGCACAAAAATATATACTTATTCATTAAGCACTCCGAGCCTGATGCCTTGGAAGAACATCATACGCGTTCAGACCACAGAACCAAAGGTTTATATATCCTACGAGACCGATGGAGATATGGTTGAAGCAGAAGACGTTAATAATCTACAAGATGCAGTTATACTGACACAGAATGAATTAAATGCGGAGGTGACCAGAGCGCAGAACAGCGAAGAAGAAATTGCTATTAGCTTGAATAACGAAGTAGAACGGTCAATAAAAAAGGAAATTGAACTGCAAGAGGACATCGAAGAATGCAAGGATGAACTTGAAGACGTCAGCCGTAAAAAGCATGTACATGAAAATAAATCTATAATAGATACTATTACACAAGCGTTATTGGATTCGTGGAACGCTGCTGTTACTCATATAAGTGACGCTGTAAAACATATTACAGCGACAGAACGGATAAACTGGAACGCAGCAAAATCTCACGCTGACTCTGCTCATGCCCCCAGCAACGCGCAGAAAAACAGCGATATTACGAAAGCCGAGATTGAAGCCAAACTTACAGGAGAGATTACATCGCACACACACTCGCCTACTGGTGGTGGGAACAGTGCAAAAAGTTTGACTGTAGCCGCTTCTGTACCCAGTGTTATGTTATGCCGTTTTGAATGGAATTATTTATCAACGGCATCTGGTACTGTTTCATTTATCTTACGTAACAGGGATATTCCAGAAGGTGCTATGATTGAAATAGCATTGACCAGAAGTGCAGGAGAGTTGCTTGCAACATGCAATATATTCCCGCAGAAATATCCATTTAGTAAGATAGCCATGTATAAAAATAATGCCGACCCTACTGACACCGTAGAACTGTGGTATGTTAGGACAGACACATATGAGCCTAGCACCAACGCATACATAATGTCTATGGAAAATGTGTGCACCACAGGTATGGTGAGTGAAACAGCAGGGGGAAGTATAGCACTATCTTTTGGAACAGGAGCAGAGACAACGCTGCCTACTACTAAAATGGGTATAGGCATTGCAGCAGCGTCTAAGTCCAAGTATAAAAGTTTATCTCTTCCAGATTTAGCTTACGGTTCAGCAGTTTCATTACCGTCATCCTATTGGGAACGTGCGATAGTTATGATAGAGTACAGTGTTGGAGATGATGATTGGGATACTAAATACGGTACTGTAATTATATACAGAGATTTAATATACTTTACTGCGTTGTATCCTATAATCTTATTCAACAATATTGGAGGAGCTACTGGACATATTTATGTTGAAATAGGCATGGACAGCGCAGGATACCGTGTTATTCATGACGACCCTTCTATACACATTAACGATGCAACTATTAAGCTAATCTAAGGAGATAAGCATGGCAACCACGAATTTTAAGAATCCGACGCCCAGGGCAAAATTAATAACAACCGAAGATAACTATGCAAAGGGTATGAAATACACAGCAGCTCCTCATGACCTTGGTTCCTCGCGTGGGTTGGAATCCCGTAGCCGATAATCGTCGTGTATTAAGAGGTAGATAATTATGTACAGTGATTATAAGTATGGATTAATAAAGTATGGAGATAACATAGAAGAAACAGAACCTGGAGAAAATCAGTATATTGATATTGCGCAGTACGCTCCTCTTTTTATATCACAAATCCATGAAATGGCAGAAATCTACCAAGTCATGGGTCAAGAAATTGGACTTGCGAAATATCGTACTGATGATATGGTAGACCAATGCTTTGTAGTTTCAGCCACATGGGGGCTAATTCTATGGGAAAAAGTGTATGGTATTGTAAGTAACTTTTCATTATCATATGAGCAGCGGCGCGAAATAATATTGGCTAAAATGAGAGGGCAGGGGACAACCACGGCAGAGATGATAAAGCGTGCTGCGGAAACCTTCTCTGGCGGCGATGTGGAGGTTATTGAAGACAATGCTCATTATTGTTTTATTGTAAGATTTGTTGGGATTTATGGCATTCCCCGAAATATGCAGGCATTTATTCGCATGCTTGATGAACTTAAGCCAGCGCATCTAGCATATAAATTCGAATATAAATACGTAGTTTGGAATGATATGCGGCCTTATATTTGGGACTACCTTAAGCTTTACACATGGGACGGAATTCGTGTCATGGAGATGTCGTAGAAAGATATTCTAGGCAATCAGCACAAAATAAAGGAGAATCAGGAGGATGAGAATATGAAATTAACAGAACACTATAAACTTCGTAAACCGGAAGGAACAGACCCAATTGATGTAGCGGACTTAAATGCCAACGCCGATGATGTCGACGCTGCGCTAGCGGATAAACTGGATAAGACAGGGGTTGCTACTGACTTGATAACTGTATTTAGTCAAGCAACCGTCCGGGCTAATCTATTGTCAGGGGAAAAGACATCCACATCATTTGGAAAGATAGCAAAATGGTTTGCTGATTTAGGAACTGCAGCATTTCAAGGGGTATCTAATACATTAGGGATTACAGTTGCGGGATATGTTTTAGATGCCCGCGCTGGAAAACAATTAAATGACAGATTTGGAGGTCTGCGTTTTTATGAAGATGCCACCGGAAAGTATGTTGTAGGTGCTGATTCAGTGCCAAAAAAATTGGGTAGTGCTGAATTAGAAATTATTACCGTTGGTAATACAAATATTTCGGCCAGAGTTTCTTTTGATATAAAACCCCTCTACTCGGAATATACCAATCTTACTACAAGGAATTTTACATATAGCTCTTGTGATGTACAGAAAAATGGTTCACAAGGACAAAACGACACTACCCGTCATTGGTACAGTTTGGAATACAATAGTGAAATCGGTATATTAACCTGTGTACCACATTACCGTGAATGGGGACCTGGTTATGATAGAAGTGGTGAAGGGCGTGGAAGTGGCCCAGATCATAGCTCTCCCATCCTTTTATATGCGGTCAAATTATAGGTGTATAATGAAGGATTATATCACGATTATTTTTCGGCCAGTATTGATAGTAGTGATAAGAAGCTGAACGTAGAGTCCTCAGGTATCAGGAGAGAAGTTTATTTAAAGAAAAGTGATAATATCCGAATGCTGGATATATTTCCTGTAACAAAAGCTATAGATTCCAATATCAAACCAGAAAATATAAAAAAAGGTGCGACCATTCTAGGCGTAACCGGTACCTATCACACTAAAAGATAGAACAAGCAATAGGATAAGCTATGTTGAAATTCCTCTTATTCGAACTCTCTATGGGTTCTGAGAGGAATTTTATTATGCAAAAAGAAAGGAAGACTATGGAATCAGAAATCATAGTGGCGCTGTTTTCCATGTGTGGAACAGCGGTAGGAAGCGTGGCTGGTGTGATGACAGCCAACAAATTGACTAATTATCGCATTAGTCAGTTGGAGAAGAAAGTTGAGAAACATAATAACCTGTGTGAACGGATGATTATTGTAGAACAGTCAACAAAATCCGCACACCACCGTCTCGACGAAATCGTCGAAGAAAAGGAGTAATCTATGAAGAACAAAGAATTTATGAACTGGTTAAAGGCAGCAGGAGTGAGAGCGTTCAAAACAGTAGCGCAGACAGCGGTAGCTACTATCGGCACGGCGGCTATCATGTCCGAGGTAAATTGGGTAGTGGTAGCGTCCGCTTCGGCGTTGGCCGGAATCTTATCTTTGCTGACATCCACAGCGGGCTTGCCCGAGCTGAAGGAGGATTAAGCATGAAATATAGGAAATTACCAGTAGAGATTGATGCTTTCGAGTTTCGTAGTAATTTTATGAAAATCGGCGCAAATTGCAGCGGCGTACCGGACTGGGGGAATATCTGCTTATGATGATGGGATTATCTACTTTGACGATGAAGATAACTGCTTCATTAAAACACTTGAAGGAGATATGAAAGTGTCGGTTGGGGATTATGTTATTAAAGGAGTTAAGGGTGAGTTATATCCCTGCAAACCGGATATTTTCCATAAGACCTACGAAAAGTGTGTCGTATAGGAGGTATATTATGACAATAGGAGTAAACTGCGGACACACGACAAGCGGCGCTGGATATGGCGCTGTAGGCCTCATAAAAGAATCGGAGCATACAAGGCTTGTCGGTCATGCCCTTATGGAGAAATTACGTGCAGCGAGTGTAAAAGTGGTGGATTGTACGATAGATGAAGCGGGTACACAGAATGAGTACCTTGCGGCGGCGGTGGCACTGGCGAACCGGCAGGACTTGGACTGGTTTATCAGCATCCACTTTAACGCTTCGGCAGCTCATACCGGGCAGGGCGTAGAGGTCTATACCTACGAGGGAAAGCAGTACCAGGATGCGCTCGACGTGTGCAATAACATCTCCGCTTATGGGTTCAAGAACCGGGGTGTAAAATCTGGCTCGGGACTGTATGTGGTAAAGAAAACAAAAGCGAAAGCTATGCTGATAGAAGTATGCTTCTGTGACAATGAGCAGGACGTAGCTTTATATAATAGCATCGGCGGAGCTGACACCATAGCGCGGGCTATCTTTAATGGTATTTATGATTACGCCGTAGAGCCGGATCCGGTACCGGAGGAAAACCACGATATGACTTTTGAGGAGTTCGTGGAGTATGTGGGAGAGATTGCGCGGCAGGATTGGATTGACCGTAAGATCATGCTCCCTTCCGTGGTTGTAGCGCAGGCCATAAAGGAATCTGCAAGAGGGACTTCGGAGCTTGCGCAAAACGCCAACGCGTTGTTCGGGATTAAGAAAAACGGATGGACCGGAAAGACGTATATCAAAGCTGCCACGGAGCAGCGGTCAGACGGGAGTTGTTATACTGTAGACAATACCGAATGGCGGGCGTATACAAGCTGGGAGGAGTCTATTATCGACCACAACACCTACATAGCCGAAAGAAGTACAGACAGCGGAAAAACACTGCGCTATGGGTCTATAATCGGTTGTGAAGAGTACGTACTTGTGTGCCAGTACTTGCAGGATTTAGGATATGCTACTTCCTTGACTTATGCGGAGTCCCTTATCAATGATTACATAGAAAAATACGACCTGACACGGTTCGATGCGGTAGAAGATGAGCTTGCACCGGACGGACGGTTGTGGGTGGTGCAGCTTGGGGCGTATGAGAGTAGACGCAATGCCGAAAGCTTTATCAGGAGACTAGAAGGTATGGGCGTTATATCCATGCTGAAACAATATAATATAGAAGAGTAAGGAAAGGCCCCGGGCTGTGAATTTTCATGGTTTGGGGCTTTTTTATTTAAGTTTAAGTGATTAACCAATAATGGTTAAAATAATTTATTTAAATGGTTGACAAAATTAATAATGGCAGTTATGATAAATGTTAGAATAAAAGAAAAGTTTTAAGGAGGGAAAAATATGCTGACAAGATTCGGAAAGTTTTGCCGCAAATTAAGAATCGATAATGGTAAACTATTGTTTGATATGGCACAGCAACTAGGTGTTTCTTCCGCCTTTTTATCAAAAGTTGAAAATGGGAAAGCAAAACCACCAATAGAGTGGGAAAGAATGATAACTGATAATTATAATTTGGCAGAAGAGCAGATGGTCGAACTAAGGGCTAGCATCAATGAAGCCAGAAGAAACGACGTAATTAGTATAGCGGATATGCCCACTGATGATAAAGATATGATGTTAGCTTTTGCAAGAAAGTTAGATACGATGGATCCTGAGAACAAAGAAAAAATCAAGAGATTGTTAGGATATTGATATGAGGAGGATAAATATTTGGAGAAAGTAGCAGTTGAGCCGTTATCATTAAAAGCTATAAAAGAGATTGTAAGACGATTTAGAGCCATGTTCGGCTTGCAGGATGTACAATGTTTCCCAATAGTTCATTTTATTGAATGGTGTCTTCCTGAGCTAGAAATGGATTATGAGATAGTTCCTGTATGTGAAATGAAAAATGCGTACGGAATTACCCATACGGGCAAAGGTATTATGAGAATTAGGGAAGATGTATACGAAAGAGCTATTGCGGGTTGTCCAAGGGACAGATTCACTCTATGCCACGAGTTGGGTCACTTCTTATTACATACACCTGATAGGGTTAGTTTTGCGAGGGGAGAAGTCCCGGCATATATGGATTCCGAATGGCAAGCTAATACTTTTGCAGGAGAGCTAATGGCCCCATGTGAGGTAATTAGAGGAATGACAGTTGAAGAAATCATGGAGAAATGTGGAATGTCTTTTACTGCAGCTACGATACAATATAAAAAAGCTTCAAAGTGTTGAATGTAATGAGAAATTCTCTTTACATAAAAAAACCAAGCACACAAGGTACTTGGTCACAGTCAAAACGACATTGCGTTCCAACTAGTGTATAATTGTCTCTCATCAATTCAATTATACTGCGTAATCCTCGATTTGACAAGTGATTTTTTTCGGAAGGGAAGAATGTCTATGTACATATTTAGATCATGGACAACCATAAATGGTCAGAGGATTTACGCCAGGGATTACGGTAAGAGAGCCTTTAAAATTTGGGTTGATAAAAAATAGGGTGTATTATTGACCCGAAGTAACTATTAATACCGAAGGGCGTTCTTGCTAGTTGGTGCGCTCTTTCTATAAGATTAAATGATAGAAGGAGATAATAAAATTATGGCAAAAACTAAGAGCAGTACACATGGAATACAAAACAAAAAAATAGTAACAGTACACGGATATACGACATCATCTGGGACAAAAGTAAAAGCTCATAGGCGATCAACGCCGGATTAATAGGGAGAAGACTTATGGAAAGTGTTAAAAAATTAATTGTATGGCCTACGACCGTCGTATTAAGTATAATTTTTACGATCTGTGCCGTTATATATTTTTCTACGTCTCAAAATTTAGCTAGACCTGCAGGTTTCGTTGAAGCTCTTGAATTTTCATTTGATTATCCAAAGCAATATGGTTTATCATTATTAACGGGTACTATTTCTATGATAGTATTAATAATGATGTTATTATTGTCTGTTGGTTCAACTGTAAGGTTAATTACTGGTGACTTTTGGGAATATACTATTAGGCAGGCAGCCGTGTTTGTAATAATAAACTGGATTATAACAGTTATTATCGCAATTATGCGTAGTTATTTTGTAACGTATTACTTATCTTTATTAGCTGTACCAATTGTAATATTCCTCGGAATTTACTTTTATACAAAAAAAATAAACAAACAATATTAAGGCGGCCCCACAGCCGCCTTTTCTATTGCCAATCCTCCCCGATTAAAACCAATAAAAACGGGAATAATAACAACTGAACAAGAGATCCATATATAATTCTCCTTTTAAGATAGGAGAGGGCGCTCGTCTACGGATGGGCGCTTTTCTTACGCAGACAGGCAGCACCAGGAATATCCCGGCGCCGCCTTATGAAAGAATATGGGAGGATGCAATAAGGATCATAACATCGCTTTGTCAAGATTCATTGTAAGTAGACCATTCCTCCTTTGTCTCAAATACTGCATTATAGGTGTGAAGAGCCGGTGCACAAACTGTAAACATTTTTAAGTCAATTGGCCCCGTGTTAACAACGTTAAACCATATGCCTGCGGGAACAAACGCTCCGAACCCGCTATAGAAAAGTGACTGAAAATTAAGGCAGTTTTTACAGATTCCCATAGTTATCAATGCGCTGCCTTGTTCAATATAAAAAAACTGGTCCGAATTTTGGTGTATATCCCATCCTGTTTCGGAACCGATAGGGACGGACATCAGCGCAAACTGCATATTTCTGCTGGTCCACTTTGTAGCAAAAAAGAGATTGTTGTTTATGGCTTCCAGTGCTAAGTTAGTTACAAAAATACTAGAGGTTTCACCCAGGTTACCGGAACTGCCAGGGAACACACCAGTGTTAAAGTCCATGTAATTACTCCTTGAGCTTTCTTATAGTATTATTCTATGTAATTCAGGACGAAAAGTGTAAGAGTTTGTCGAAAACTCAGAATTTACTGTAGTAATATCTGTCGTATTTGATTCGTCCAGTTAAAAGAACCGTTGCATTTTGTTCTAAAATATTTCTAAAGTCAACTATGTTTTTACCTTATTATATGTTATTGTTAAAAACGGAAAAATCCAGTAAATACGATGTTTTTTGTTATTGTATATCATATAATTAGACTCAATAATACCTTGCCAAGGTCGGGGTCGCGGGTTCGAGTCCCGTCTCGCGCTCTTTTGAAAAGCGTGGAAGTGTTGATAATTCAGCACTTCCGCTTTTTTTGTGTGTCTAACATTCGGTAGACAGTTGTAGACGGCTTCTACAATGCCTTATTTATGAGGTCATAGGTTTCTTTTTCTGTCAGTGGATTATAGATATATCCTAGCGTAGTATTTAGATTACGGTGTCCTAACAGTTCCCTGATGCAATCAAGCGGTACACCGTTCGCATTTAAGTTACTTGCAAAGGTTTTTCTCATCTTATGAGTGGATTTTGTAGGAAATCCTTGATGTTCTGCATATTTCTCCAATACATAGCCAACCTGTCTGGCTGTGATACGGTTTCCGTCTCTCATAAAAATATAATCGCCGCTATGTGCAATCTTTTGCAGGATACCTACCGTTTTTGGATATAGAACAACAAAACTGTCACGGTTCGTCTTTATATGTTCCACAACCTCATATTCATTTATGACCTGATTTCTGACTTCTTCATGGACAATATGTAAATAATTGATATTGCAGTAATCTTCCCATTTTAAGGCAACCAATTCCCCAACACGCAAGCCAAGTGAGAAATTGCAACTTGCTCATGTTGGAATCTTACATATCTATAGCCTATAAATCGGTTAATTTTTCTTGTATAGAAATTCACTAGATAATTTTGTATATATTCACTATTGCAAACATAGAACGCGTATTCTATATTACTGCTACCACATGTGAGAAAGTATCAATCAATTATTCAGGAGGAAAGAACATGGAAACTTTTAGTAGCGTATATGCTCCCTTCATCGGAGCAAACGGAAATTGGTATGTAGATAATGAAGATACTGGCGTGAAGGCTCAGGGACCAAGGGGACCGCAGGGGCCTGCTGGCTTACAGGGATTAATTGGCCCTGATGGCGAAACCGGCGATAGAGGCCCTCAGGGTATTCAGGGACCAGTAGGTGCGACTGGTGAACAGGGGCCGAAAGGTGACAAGGGTGATAAAGGAGATGCCGGTGAGCAAGGGCCGAAAGGCGACACGCCGGAACTTGTGGCAAGCTTGCAGGAAACAGTAGCAGGCAAAGCATTGGATGCGACAATGGGAAAAGCATTAAATGATAAAATTGTTAATGCAAATAACAAAATGAACAAAACACATTACACGATTACTCCGGCTTTTGGAAATGTGTCGATACAAGCTGACCTTAATGGATTTATGGCTTCTATTGTGACTGCTATAAATTTAACTGGACAAACAGTAAAACCTTATGAGTATTTGCATGTTGCAACAATTCCAGGCTGGTCGGCTCAGTTATCATTTAATTCCATAGGTTCTATTAGTGGTGATTTATTAAGGGTTACAATAGACATAATTGGTAATGTTAAAGTAACTGCTCATAAGGAAATAAAAACAGATCAGTGGTTTTATGGAGAAACATGCATTTTATTATAGTTTAATATAAAGCTTGAATAAAAAACTAAATTCTAGAAAATAACTGAGATTTGCACAACTGGAAACCAAAAATTCAATTAAGGAATCAAAAATTCAATTAAGGTTCTTTTAACTAAAAATTCCTAGATAAATTTGGTGATCTTCACTATTGCAATACACAAACACTTGTTCTATATTACTGCTACCACATGTGAGAAACTATCAATCAACTATTCAGGAGGAAAAATTATGGAAACATTTAGTAGCGTATATGCTCCCTTTATCGGAGCAAATGGAAATTGGTATGTAGATAATGAAGATACTGGCGTAAAAGCTCAGGGGCCGACAGGTCCGCAGGGTCCCGTTGGTGCAGGAGCGCAGGGATTAATCGGGCCCAAAGGAGAAATCGGAGACAGAGGCCCACAGGGTATTCAGGGACCGATAGGTGCAACTGGTGCGCAGGGACCCAAAGGAGATAAGGGAGATAAGGGTGATACTGGCGCGCAGGGTCCTAAAGGTGATACACCCGAACTTGCGGAAAATTTACAGGAAACTGTAGAGGGAAAAGCCCTTGATGCAACAATGGGAAAAGCGCTGAATGACAAGGTAGCAACTAATGAAAACAGTATTAATGTACTTAGTCAGAAACTGAATATTGTTGGAGCATCATATCACTTTGCGCCACTCGTTGACGTAACACTAGATTCATCAGTGCAAAAAACAGTAATAACTGGCACACTTCCCGCGGGCACGTACTTAATAGCGTGCAATATTGGTTATAATCTGACATCTATGGTGCGCATGGACTTAAGCGAGGCCACAAGTCAAGAATCTTTTTGCTTCACAATGTCTGGAACTAGCTTGGTTAGATATATCACGTTTATGCAAAACACAAGTATAGAATTAAGATGTTGGGGGCAAGGTATTGTAACAACAGATAAGAGGACTAATTATATTAGCGCAATCAGGTTAAAGTAATAGCTATCTTAAAAATAGAGACAGACAGACGGCACCAAGATATCCCAGCACCGCCACATTCTAAAAATATGAGAAGATGCAATAAAGAAATATTTACAACATCTTGACTTTCATTGTTGAATTTTGGAGTTAAATATGAGGATTACAATAATATAGTATTCGTATCGACAGATTTTGCAACTTGCTCATGTTGGAATCTTACATATCTATAGCCTATAAATCGGTTAATTTTTTTGTATAGAAATTTACTAGATAATTTTGTATTTATTCACTATTGCAATAATGAAACGTATGTTCTGCATTATTGCTATCACATGTGAGGAAATTATTCATTAATTATTCAGGAGGAAAAATCATGGAAACTTTCAGCAGTGTATTTGCTCCCTATATCGGAGCGAATGGAAATTGGTATGTAGATAATGAAGATACTGGTGTAAAGGCACAGGGACCGAAAGGTGATGAAGGTCCGGTAGGCGGCTCTGGGGCACAAGGATTACGAGGGATTAAAGGAGAAACTGGTGATAGAGGCCCGCAGGGTATTCAGGGTCCGGTAGGCGCAACTGGAGCGCAGGGGCCCAAGGGAGATACTGGTGCACAGGGGCCGAAAGGTGATACCCCTGCACTTGTAACTGATTTGCAGACAACTTCCGCAGGTAAAGCACTTGATGCTACAATGGGGAAAGTATTGAACGATAAGATATCTAGTATTAACAATAGGTTGGATTCGAAAATAGTAATTGAAGGTTCAGTTTTAGACCTAAGGCCTGGTGAATATTATTGTGCACCATCAGTTATTGATTTACCCGGAGATGGATACTATTACGTGAAGGTAATGGAATGGAGCCCTGATAAATTTATCATTGCTTACTCTGTTCTTGCAGCAGGTATATATAAGCGCCTATATACATCACAGAAATGGAACAATTGGATTAAGGAATAA